CCTGTGGACATCGACGGCATTCGTGAACCTGTTTCTGGTTCGCTAATGTGGGGAAACAACATCATTTCTGGTGCTGTAGTTCCTTCAAGCAACGCCATTGGCTTGCACTTCTATCCTATCTGGGAAGCTGCTTCCCTAGATGAGTGGCTCTATAACGGTGGACCTTTCCAACTTGTTGTGTTCCACTTCCTCATCGGTATCTACGCTTATATGGGTCGTGAATGGGAACTCTCTTATCGTCTGGGGATGCGTCCTTGGATTTGTGTTGCTTACTCTGCTCCTGTTGCCGCTGCTTCTGCAGTGTTCCTTGTTTATCCTTTCGGTCAAGGTTCCTTCAGTGATGCAATGCCTCTCGGAATTTCGGGCACGTTCAACTACATGCTCGTCTTCCAAGCAGAACACAATATTCTCATGCATCCGTTCCATATGCTCGGTGTGGCTGGGGTATTTGGTGGCAGCCTGTTTAGTGCTATGCACGGAAGTCTGGTTACGTCTTCACTCGTTCGTGAAACTACTGAAAACGAATCCCAGAACTACGGTTACAAGTTCGGACAAGAAGAAGAGACCTACAACATTGTAGCTGCTCACGGTTATTTTGGTCGCCTTATTTTCCAATATGCTTCCTTCAATAACTCTCGTTCGCTGCACTTCTTCCTCGCTGCTTGGCCTGTTGTAGGTATCTGGTTCGCTGCTCTTGGTGTTTCCACGATGGCCTTCAATCTCAACGGTTTCAATTTCAACCAGTCGTTGCTCTCTTCTGAGGGTCGTGTTATCAACACCTGGGCGGATATTCTTAACCGTGCTAACCTTGGTTTTGAGGTCATGCATGAGCGAAATGCCCATAACTTCCCTCTTGACCTTGCTGCAGCATCTGCAACTCCTGTTGCTCTGACTGCTCCAGCAATTGGCTGATAAGCCACTTGACACAAGACTCGTCCTACCCTATAATAATGGGGTAGGATTTTTTATTGTTTAATTCTGGAAGTATTTAATGGAAGAACAAATTATTGATGTAGAATCTACTGCGGTAGAAGAAACTGTTCTGCCAGTTGATTTAAGTCTCAATGAAGATAAGATTAAAACACCGGCTGAAATTAAAAGAGATTTACAACAATTGAAACAATTGAATAAAGAACTTAAAAAAATTAAACGATATATGAGGAGTCCATTGCATACTATTCGACAACTGGATGCTCGCTCTGGTATTCAGTGATAAATATTAGAACTCTATAGAGTTCTATTCTTGGAGAGGTGGCCGAGTGGTTTAAGGCAGCAGTCTTGAAAACTGCCGAAGTGAAAGCTTCCGTTGGTTCGAATCCTACCCTCTCCGTTATTTGAGTGACAGTCAAATAAATCCACTTATATGGAGTAACTCAAATGAAACAATGTCCTGCCTGTAAGGTTATTATAGAGGATGGGGTTGTTAAATTTTCACACGGTAAATCAGGAGACTTAGACTTTCTTGCTAAAAGAGTTTGTCAATATAAAAAAGTTGACAGTCCTTGTATAAATCCTGTATATGATGAGGATATTTCTTATCCTCCTGGTTACGATAAACCACCTACAATTTAGGAGAGGTGTCCGAGTGGTTTAAGGAGCAGACCTGGAAAGTCTGTGTGGGGGTAACTTCACCGAGGGTTCGAATCCCTCTCTCTCCGTTCAATTTATTTTTTACATCACATGACACCGACAGAATCAGAAGAACTTGAAATCGAACTTGACGATGAAACTGCTAGAATTGCTCAAGTTATGGCAGAAAATAGAGGTATTACTGTAGAAGAATTAATTGTTGAACTTCTAGAGGATGCGCTTAAAAACGGTTATTTCGACAAACTTGACTCCAAAGAATAATGGATACACAAGTATTTCTAACATTGACATTATTGGTGATAGCATATATTTGCATCACTGATAGTAATGTTTTAGATTTTATTGTGATTAAATTTAAAACATTCTATGTTGAGACTCAGTTGCAACTTATGAAATTTAAACTATGGGTACAACTAAAAATGTACCGCAAAAAAATATAATTTATACATAATTCTAGTTATAAAAAGTTACATGGACATCGTTATCTACAGCAAACCAAACTGCCCCTACTGTGAAAAAATTAAACAAGTTTTTAAACTGAAGGAATATTCATATGTTGAATATGTTTTAGACGCAGATTTTACTAGAAAACAATTTGTAGAAGAGTTTGGTTCTCAAGGCACCTTCCCAAGAATAAGAATCAATGGTACACTGGTCGGTGGGTGCAACGATACAATTTCTTATTTGAAGGAGAATAATTTGCTATGAACAAAGTCAACGAAATTTGTGCTTTTGTTGATGTCCTCATTGATGAATTTACCTTACACAAGAAAAAACCAAAAATAAGTTTTATAAAATACTTGCAATCAGAAAATGTTGATAGAAAAACTATCAATGATTTTATTGAAAACAATAGTAATTTTATTCAGTCTCAAATTGATGAGCTGGATATTGCCTTGACTGGTGACGACTATCAAGTAAAGGAGTCTTATTCAAATTATAGGAAGCCAGAACTCAGAGAATTTAAAGAGATGTTGTTGCAGATTATTGATGACAGCAACAAGTATAAAGATTCTAAAAAAATAGTTCGCAAAAAGAAAAAGACTTCTCCAGATAAATTGGTTAAGAATGTTAAATTATTTTCTGAGCCATATCAAGTTGGCGATTCATTTATTACCACTCTTGATGCTGTTGCGATTGTTGGTTCCAAGCACATCTTTCTTTACAATACAAAAACCCGAGAACTCGCATACTATACGGGGGATTCCCTCAGTATCAAAGGAATGACAATCATTAATTTTGATGTTGATAAATCTTGGATTAAAACCTTAAGAAAGCCAGAACAGGTCTTGACAAAGGTGGCATCATGTACTAAGATGGCTATTGAGAATATTAGTTCTTTGGTTACTACTAAACCAAAGGTCGCCACTGGTCGAATTAACTCAAATCAAATTTTGGTTAAAGCCATTACATGATAAAAGTTCCTGAAAAATACCTAAATAAAAATGTAAGAGCAATGTTGAGTGGGAGGAAAAAGACTTTTTCAAAAAAGCCTAACTTCCACTTTGACAAAATAGTTTCCTTTCTGAATAGAAACTATAGGGTGGAAGTAAAGATTTTCATAGAGCAATCAGAAAATTAATTCCACAATGGAGAAGAGCCATGTCGAATATCGTAGTACTACTACCTGTATTGGTATTTGGATTCATGTTTGTCGTTATGAGTTTTTTAATTGGTATAGTATTTGGATGGTTCGCTAATGAGTATTTTTCGCCAGTATCTAGTCCTTCCTTGCATCCAGAAATGTATGATGGAAATGGAAATTACATTAACGAGGAACTAATAGCTTTACGTTTCATTGAAGAAGAGGAAGAAGAAGAGGACTGACCTTATGATACTTGTTGATATGAATCAGTGCATGATTAGTAACTTAATGATGCAGGTTAAAATTGGCGATGACCTAGATGAAAATTTAGTTCGTCATATGGTTCTTAATAGTTTAAAATCATACAAGAAAAAATTCCATGATGAGTATGGAAATTTAGTTCTTTGCTACGATAGTAAACACTATTGGCGCAAAGAATTTTTTCCTTACTATAAACAAAACCGAAAGAAAGACCGAGAAAAGTCTTCTCTTGATTGGAATCGTATCTTTGAAATCTTGAATAAAATTCGAGATGAAATTCGTAACAATTTTCCATACGTTGTTATGGAAATTTATGGTGCAGAAGCGGATGATATTATCGCCACTCTGTCTAAACATGTCGCAGTTCAAAATACTAAACGTCAAAAGAATGGAGAATCTTTGGAGAAAGTATTGATACTTTCTGGAGATAAAGATTTCATTCAATTGAGTAAGTATCCTTGTGTAAAACAATACAATCCATTACAGAAAAAGTTTGTAAGTGGTATTGACCCTAAACTGTATATCAAAGAGCATGTCATCAAAGGCGATAGGTCGGATGGAATTCCAAACTTCCTTTCTATGGATGACACGTTTGTTTCTGGCAAAAGGCAAAAACCAATCAGTAAAAAAAATATTCTGAAGTGGATAAATAATGAACCAGAAACATATTGTAATTCTGAACAACTAGCTAACTATCATCGCAATCTAAAATTGATTGACCTCACTTATATTCCTGATAAAATTCAACAGGAAATTACTGAGGAATTTGAACGGTTAAATAGTTGTACGCCAACAAAACTTTCGATAAATTATTTTATCGAAAATAAACTCGTTTCCCTATTGAATGAATTGGAGGATTTTTAAAAATGGCTGAACTACCAGTAGAACAACTTCTGATGTCGGAAGTTCTTCAAAAAGTTTCTAACGCAAAGACTAAAGCCGAGAAGACAAAACTTCTACAAAAGTATAAGACCCCGGCTCTTCAGTCTATTCTCATCTGGAATTTTGATGAAAGTGTTGCCTCAATGCTTCCAGAAGGAGAGGTTCCCTACACACCAAATGAAGCTCCAGTAGGAACAGAACATACCAGACTGATTCAACAGTATCGAATTCTTTACAACTTTGTGAAAGGTGGTAATGATGGTCTTACTAAAACTCAACGAGAGAATATGTTTATTCAACTCATTGAGGGACTTCATCAGGATGAAGCTTCTGTTCTCTGCATGGTAAAGGATAAACAACTTGGTAAAAGATATAAGATTACCAAGAATGTAGTTGCAGAAGCATATCCTGAAATTCAATGGGGACAACGAGGATGAGTTGTAAAATACTTCATGAAAACTGTGATAGGAGTTTGGCTAAAGATAAAACTTTACCCCTTAATTCCTATCTCATAACTTATGAGGTTGAAAATGAAGTTCGTTTTGATATAGTTATCTGCAATAAACAATCTCAAATCTTTGATATGTATTGGGATAGATATCGAGAAGGACTTAAGAATATTAAATGGACAGATGGAACTGTCAACCCCAAGCTTTGGGGGAACAAGCCCAAGGAAGAAAAGAAGAGACGGTAACCTCGCTGCCCCAGCGGGGTTTACTTTTAGCTAAAATCATGATATAATAACAAAGTGTTAGGAGACCATATGACTTCAGTTAAACTTGTTACCATTACGCCAGATGCAGAACAAACCATGGCCTATGTCGCCAGGGTGAGTAATCCAAACAATCAACCCAACCCTAACTATTCTAAGTTGCTTGGATACTGCATTCAACATGAACACTGGTCTGTATTTGAACAAGCTTTCATGACCCTGGAAATTGAAACTTCTCTTGCTATCGCAACACAAATTCTGCGTCATCGTAGTTTTACTTTCCAGCAATTCTCGCAACGTTATGCAGAAAGTACTGAACTTCAAGTAGAAATTCCAGTACCAGAACTTCGCCGTCAAGATACAAAAAATCGTCAGAATTCTATCAGTGACCTCCCTCCTGGTATTATTGCAGACTACCAAAAGAAAATTCGCAAACACTTCGAAGATTCTTTTTCTCTGTATCAAAACCTTCTTGATGTTGGAGTTGCAAAAGAATGTGCTCGATTTGTATTGCCACAAGCAACACAAACTCGAATGTACATGACGGGCTCTTGTAGGTCTTGGATTCATTATATTAATCTTCGCTCTGCACACGGAACTCAAAAAGAACATATGGAAGTTGCAGAAGGTTGCAAAGAAATTTTCAAAGTACATTTTCCTTCAGTTTCAGAATCTCTTGGATGGTAATTATGAACAACGAACAAGTACTAGAGACTGCAAAAGAATGTGGTCTCATTTATAATAACAATCACGACATTCTTTCTTTCTACCAAAAAATTAGAAAAGAACTTAAAAAAGAATTTGCTATCAAAGAACAAACTGCTGCTTGATATGAACATCTTTTATCTTAGTTATAATCCTGTCACTTGTGCAGAAGAACATTGTGACAAGCATGTAGTCAAAATGATTATTGAGTATGCTCAACTCATGTCTACTGCCCATAGAGTGCTCGACGGCATTCCTTATTATGCTAAAACTGCAAACGGAAGGAATATAAAAAGATACAAACTAGATGAGCCCAGGGAAACCAATCTCTATAAAGCATCACATATTAATCATCCATCAAACATTTGGGTGCGGCAATCTAATCGTCATTACCAATGGTTGTTTGAACTGTTCGAACAATGTTGTCAACAATACACTTTGCGTTACGGCAAGTATCATATGACCGAACGGTTATCTGCATATCTTCGTCGCTATCCTACAAATAGTATTGATGATGGATGGACTGAACCACCTCCTGCTATGCCTGATAAATACAAGGTGCAAGGAGATAGTATTCAATCCTATCGCAACTATTACATCGGAGATAAGATTGCTTTTGCAAAGTGGAAATCTCCATCAACTGTTCCAGTGTGGTTTAATTAATATGGCAATTTATCCAATCGTTCACAAAGAAACTGGTGAGAAACGAGTTGTTGAAATGAGTATTCATGATATTCAACAATGGTATAAGGACAATCCTGAATGGCAAAGGGACTGGTCTGAAGGTTGTGCCTCTGCCGCTGAAGTTGGTGACTGGAAAGACACCAAAGTTCCCGGCGGATTTAAAGATGTTTTAGGTCGTATCAAAAAAAATCACCCTCGCTCTACATTTGAAGTATAATGACAAGTTCATCCAGAAAGAAGTCTTCACAATCTTTTGCTGATATTCCTGCTAAAAAAATGCGTCGTAAGAAACCAATTAATAATGAGCAACTGGTAGAAATTTCACCAGTAACTCCTACTCAAGAAAAAGTTTTTGAATCTTATTCGAAAGGAAAGAATCTTTTTCTCTATGGTGCTGCAGGTACAGGTAAAACATTTTGTGCTTTATACCTTGCACTGAAAGAAGTTCTGGATGATAACTCACCGTATGAAAAGGTTTACATGGTTCGCTCTCTAGTTGCTACTAGAGAGATTGGTTTCCTTCCTGGCGACCATGAAGATAAATCATCCCTTTACCAGATTCCATATAAGAATATGGTAAAGTATATGTTCCAGATGCCTGATGATGCTTCATTTGAAGCACTCTATGGAAATCTGAAA